ATGTAGGCGACTTCCAGAACTTTGCTCAAGGTATAAAAGTTATTGTTGACGCTATCTCAATTCAGAACTTCAATCCTGGAAACTTCAGTGCAGTATTAGACTCCATCGGTATTCTATTGAGAACTACAACTGAAAAGGAGATAGAAAGCGAAAAAGATTATTCTATCTTTGGTAAAGTTGTAACTAAAGAAAAAATGGATTCAGTCTTCAGTCACTTAACAGACTTCCAGAATTTCGCTCAAGGAATTAAAACGATTGCTGAATTAACCACAATGCAGAACTTCGATGTAAATAAATTTAAAGAAGTTCTTCGAAATATCTTTGATGGTGTAAAAGAATTAGCTCTTAAAGAAACCGAAAGTGTCCAGAATGGTGGCTGGTTCGGTGGAGGTGGTAGCGAGAAGGTGAATTATAGTTCAGCTCTTACTAAACTTGGTGACTTCAAAGGATTCGTTCAAGCACTATCTAGTCTGCAACAAATGAATGTCGGTGATGGTGCAGGATTAAAAACACTTCTTACAAATATCAGTGGGGGTGTTCGAGAACTGCTTAACATAAATGATATTGATACTTCAGCAATTGATACACAAAAAATATCTTCACTCGCTCAAGCTCTTGGTGCAATTAAGGTAAATACGCAAGACTGGGACACAAGCACTTTAACACAAAAAGGCACTGACTTTAAGAATTTCTTAACACAAGTGATTGAAGCACTCTCCACTGATTTTTCTGCAAATATCGAAAAAATGAGTGGTCTTGGCAAAAGTCTTGTAGATAATATCGTGAATGGTATGAATTCAGGTCTTCCTGCAATTACAGGAGCTGCAGCAAATGTTCAAGGCACAATCTGGAATACTATTCAACCAAAGATTCAAGATGAATATTTCCAAGGAGCTTTCTTAGCACAAAGATTCGCTGAAGGTATTACTTCTAACTTCCCTTCATTAGCTCAAGCTGGTAGAGATATTCAAGGAACTATCTGGAATGCTATTGAGCCGAAACTTCAAGATGAATACTGGCAAGGTCGTGCTTTAAGTGGAAAACTGATTGAAGGAATTAGATCTCAAAATGCAGGGTTCGAACAATCTGGTATCTTCGCAGTTGAAGGACTTATTCGAGGATCTGATAGGGGTCTAGGAAGTCTTTATCAAGCTGGTATGCGAGTAGCTCAAAAATTCCTTGATGGAGTAAAAGCTCGTGCGAATGAGCATTCACCTTGGCGAACAACATATCAATCTGGTATCTTTGCAATCGAAGGATTAATGAATGGTGTAGAATCCATGCAAGAAAATCTTTACGATACAGCTTGGAAAACAACAGATGAAGTTGTCTCAATCTTTGAAAATATGAATGATGTTTATCGACCACAAATTGTCCCTCAAGTAAGTGGTGTCAATGGAACAAATAAATTAGCTCCAGTTGGCGGTTATGGTGGCAATCGTGTTATAATAGAACAAACGAATAATAACTATACTCAATACTCAATCGACCAAATGAATAGAGATCTTGAGTGGCAACTAAGGAAAGTATAACAGATGATTTTCAGAATTGGCGATAAAATTAAACTTGGTGGCAATGAGGGGACTGGCTATTTTCTACAGTCCCCCGTTGAGGGTATCACAAGTCCGAATATTCGTTCAGCAGATGGAATGTGGGCTGGGCGAGATGGTGGTTATGTTTCAGCTCAATTTTATGGATTCAGAACAATTACTTTAACTGGATTCTATAAAGGCAATAGTTGTGAAGAAGCTGATAAATTAAGGCTTGGGTTAATGACAAATCTAGGCATTAGAAAACTCTTTCCTGTGTTCATTACTAACTTTTCTGGAAGACATTATTATACTGAAGCATACATTACAGATATTAAATCTGACATTACAAGCCCCTTATCTGGCGAATGGAAAATGACGCTCCTTTGTCCAGATCCGATCATCTATGATGGTGGTGATGGAATTGATTCTAACTCAGCTTGGTTTCAATATACCTTCCAAAAAGAAAAACCAGGAGGGTATAAAATCGAAAGTAAGTATCCTGTGCAATGGAAAGAAGGAAATATTGCTTCCGTGGTCAATAATACAGGTTCAGTGGAAATATATCCTCAAATTATTTTAAGAGGTAAATTCACAAATCCTAAAATTACAAACACTACTACGAAAAAACATATCAAAATTCTAAAGACTACTGCTCCATCAGATGAGATCTTAATTGATATGAATGAGCGAATAATTACCTTGAATGGCGAAACAATAGCGTCTTATAAAACAAATGATTCAACTTGGTGGAACTTATTACCAGGAGAAAATAGAATCTTACTAGAAACTGATGATAAAAATGACACAGATTTTGGTGTTATTAAATTTAAGAATGGATATGAAGGAATTTAGATGAATAACTGGAAGACTCTCGACTCTACACAATATGACATTGAAATATGGCACAAAGACGGAACTTATGTTGCAGATATTTCTCATATCGTTACTTCTGGAATCAATATGTCTTGGGTTCTTAATGATGTCGAGGATCTTTCTTTTAGTCTTGATTTAGTTCAGTTCAAACAAAAATGTAAAAAAATGGGGGTTGAAGCGAAAGATGTTTTAATCCCTTACATTCACGATATTCGCATTCGCCGAAATGGAGAGTATATCTTGGGCTGTCAAGTGGTGGACTTAACAATTAACATTAACAATACTTCTGGTTCGACTTTAGATGTTAAATGCACTGGCTTTCTCAATCTTTTTAAAGACTTATATATGTCAGCTGATTGGAATGGTTATACTTATGCAGAAATGGCTCGAAAATTAGTCAAGGAATCTCAAGAAGCAGATAACTTAATCAATAATGGAACTTTCGATATTAACACAGAAGGCTGGTCTGTTATCAATGGGCAAATTGAGCATGTTAAAGTGAAAGCTGATTCTCATTCTGGTCAAGCTCACTTACGAATTTTTCCAACGAATATTTCTTGGGGAACAGTCTGCACAAGGCTTCATGTTCCTGCTGGCACAAGAATTAAAGTTGATTTATGGTGGAATGGTCATAACGGTAGAACTCTTGCTGTTCGAGAACGAGAAACTGCTAACCGTTCGCAAAATCAAAGAACTGTCGGTGAAAGGGTTGGCACTGGAAGTGGCTGGTTGCATGATACTTTTGAATACACAACAGTCCATGATTACGGATTTTTATGTGTTGAAGGTGATGTTGGAAATGGTGGGCAATATCTATGGATAGATGATATTAAAGCTACACGAGTTGATGACAATCCAAATCTCGGGATTACTCTCGGGACAGATACGGCTATTTCTTTCCAGTCTTCGGGAAGGCAACGGGCTTACTCTCTTCAGAGTGTCAAGGAAGCTCTCAAAAGTTTAACTAGTTTACAGAGTGATAATTTTGATTTTGATTTTACTTATGATCGCAAATTTAATACATATCACCGTAAAGGTAAAGAAAAACCTGATATTATAGCGAGCTATCCTGGAAATATTACTTCAATGTCTATTACAAGAAGTGCTTCAAGTTTAGCAAATAAAGTAACTATCATTGGCTCAGGTATTGGCGACGAACGATTGGAAGTAACTCATAGAAATAAAGAATCTATTCAGAAATATGGAGTGCGAGAAAGAACTGTTACTGCGAATAATGTCACTTTAAAAGCAACCCTCAATGAGCATGCTATTGGTGAGTTATGGGACAGAAAAGATGTTACTAACCTTCCAAGCTTAAAAATTGATGACGGCTCAATTAATCCAGGAAATATCGAAATTGGTGATAGTATTATGGTTCGAGTAGAAAATGATTCTTACATTGAAGATATTAGTGGAATGTATAGAGTAGTAAAGATGACTGTAAGTGTTGGAATGGAACATCAAGAATCCGTGTCCTTAACACTTGAGCCAAAAGTAACACGACCAAAACCAGTAATGGTTCGCTACATTAAAAATACTCTCAATGGCAATACTAGAAATAATTCAAATCACCTCGTAGAACTTCAAGCTCTTCAATTAGTCGGAAATGACTTATTCAATATTGCACAAGGCAAAACTTTTGGTGGAACTGTCAACCTTGAAAATCCAGGAGTGGCTTCAAATAACATTGCTGACACAAATTCATTCACTTCTTTCGGTGATGGGCGACAATCTATCTGGGTCGATCTTGGTAAAGAATATCCTATTGACTATGTAAAAGTCTGGCACTACTTCGCTGATGGTCGAGCATATAATGAAAATGTTCTTTCTGTTGGTAGAACTTTAACACAAGATAACGAGCCATTAGAACATATTCTTTGGGATTTCAGAACTGGCGAAAAAGTTACTGAAATGGATACAGGTATGATTTCACCTTGGATACAGGAGCTTAATCTGTAATGGGACAATTCAGAATACAAGAACAAGACAATCTAGCTTCTAAAATTCAAGCTCTAAAAAATCAGTGGCTAACAATGAAAGAGTTCCAACCCCTTGGTTTAGATAAATCTGTTATGCATTACTATGAAAGTCCTCAAATTTTTAATTCTCAAAGAACAAACCTTGGGGCTGGTTTAGCTCAAACTGATATAATGGTAAGGGCTAAATTCGTTCCAGATAGTGGTAAATTATGCTTTATTATTCCAGAAATTAAAACAATTCCAGGAAATATTAAACCAACTATTTTCGGTGGTCTAAAAACTATCAAAACAGATGGTTCTGGAAATATATACTTTGAAACAGTTTATACCGTAATTATGACTGATTTATCTGATTTTAAAGCACAATTTACTGTTTATAGCTCAGCTCCTGGAAAATTTACCGTATGGGAGGATCGTTCATGAATGAATTAGCTGAAACTCTTAATTACTTAGAAAATGAGATTGTAACTTATAAGACAAATCTTGAAAAAACACAAAAAATCAGCAATATCTATACTTATAAGATTCCTTTTTCGGGATCTTCGAACGGTAGTCAGCTGAATAAACTTAATTTAAAGTTCAAAGGTGGCTTCTCTCCTTTCATTTCAGTGTATGCAACTGGAACAGTCGATGGAAAAGATATTAGCAATCCAGATAATGGAGGATTAGGTTTCAGGTCTGTTAATTACCAAGGTATTGGTGACTATTCAAATATTTCAAATGAAAGTTATATTACTTTAGCTGTAGCGAATCCAAAACCACCAAATCCAAAATGGAATCAATGGGTAGATTTCAACTTTATGATAACAGTTAAATCACTTACAGAAATTGAAAGCTTAATCATAGGACCTTTTACAGATGGATAGAGATAATTTAGAACAAAGAATTAGACAAATACAAGATGAATTAATTCATATCAAAACAAGTCAGAAAATCAATTCAGATAGGTTCAAATTTTACATACAAACAGCAACTATTCGGCAAGCTGACAGTTTTTATGACTTAGAACCGATGGCGACTGTCTGGTTTAATCCAGATGACCAAGATAAAGATTATATTGTAGCGTGTTATGATTCAGATCGTCCTACATATGGCTTAGCAGGTGAAGATACTCTAACTATGCAAAATAGATGGAAATTTATGCGACCACCTCATCGAACTGCAGATATGCAAATCATATTTATTTCAACTATTCCTGGAAAAGTAACCGTAAATTATTAAAGAAGGAAAATTAAATGGCAACATATGTATCAAACAGAGATTCTGATGGTCTTACAAATGAAAATGGACACTTCAGATTACCACTTAAAGCTCTAGAAGGGGAAATCTTTTCTGGATTGAAAGTTACTCAATCTGATGTTCTTGGAATGACTGTCAAAGTAACGAAAGGTGATGGAAAAATCCCTTACCAAGACTATGCTTATGCATTTTGGCTTGATTCTGATGAAACAATCAGTATTGCAAATGCAAGTTCAACTGGAAGTCGTATAGACCGATTAGTGGCATATATCGATAGGTCAATGACTTTCAAAGCAACTCAAATTAACAATCCAGGTCTTTTGAAATTTAAAGTTGTTTCTGGAACAGTATCCACAAATCCAGTAGCACCGACAGACACTATCGTTCAAAATGCAATTGGGGCTGGCAATCCATTTATTACACTTGCAAATATTCGAGTGGCTCAGAATACAACTCAAATTACAAATGCAAATATTGACTATACAATGCAAGTTCCAATGCGACTTTCAAAAAATATCTCAACTCCAGGTATTCAAACAGTTGATGGAACAGAACTTAAATTCATGGTTATTCAAGAAGGCGATCCTCTTCCAGCAGCGATTCCAAATACAACACTTATCGTGTTAGAAACAAGTAGGTAGTATATGGCATATGTTACAGGTTGGCAACGAATAATTCACGAAGACCCTTGGGTTCGAGCTGCTATTTATGTAGATAGTATTCGCCGTGAGGGTAATACTCTTCATTATCAGCTTAATGCTGCTTTCGCTGTAGAAAAACCAAGTGGCTTCTGGGACTTCCCTTGGTATGCAGATATGCAAGTTGGCGATCATGTTCGAAATGCAATGATGGTTAAAGGTTCAACTGCTTGGAGAAATGTTATCGGTGGTCGTGAATGGTTTATTTCAGAACGCAATGGACACTTTGTTGGTTCTATCAATATCAATGGACCAGAAACTTCAATAGTTGGAAGATTATACTTTTACGATGGTAAAGGTCATCACGGTGTAAATTGTTATTACAATATTCCTATTCCAGTAGCAACTCATCCAAGTCCAGTTAGTATGACTTTATCTGATGTTACTTCGACTGGTGCAAAATTCAAAGGTGATATCTTTGCTAAAGGTGATTATTCAACAATCAAGAAGTGGCGACTAGAATGGCAGACAAACGATAAAGATAAGCAAAAAATAGACTACGACAATGAAGATGTTCTAACTAAAAGTTGGGAATTGACTAACTTAAAACCAAATACTCGCTATATTTACCGAATTTCTGTCCTTAATAGTGCAAATCTTTGGAGTTACAGCGAAGCAGTTTTTGTCACAAAACCAAGCTATATTGGTGACCAAGTTAAAACAGAAGGCAATAAACGACTAACTGGTTATGTTATCTATCCAAATGGGACAGTTAAACGAATAAACAAGATTAGAAAGGTTGTAAAATGAGTTCACGAGCTTACTTAGTTGATTTAATTCGCTCTATTGGCGAAAAAACAGCCCTTGTAGACCATTTAGAAGAGAAGATGATAAATGAACCATCTGACAAATTAAAAGCCCTTATAGAGCAAATAACAGCCCTTAGACGCAAACAAATGAATACTCTTATTTCTGAAGCTGAAAATCCGAATCCTTTATATTGGTGCGACTTCAAACATGCAGTTAAAGCATTTACAAATGATGTAGAGGTTTATGAAGCAACTTACACTGATGAAGCTTTCGAGCAAATGAAGCTTTCTTCGGAAATTTTGGCAGGAGTAACAAGTTTATTCCTTGGAATGGAGTTCCAAACTTGTGCAAGGTGCTTATATGATAAACTATTAGTAGAACAAACAACAAAAAAGTAGAAAGAAAAAACCGTGACAGAAGGCTTAATTAAAGAACTTGGACAATACGGACTTCTCGGTATTCTTCTAGCAATAGCAATGTTAGTGATCTGGTATAAAGACAGGCAAAATGAGAAGCTTCACGATGAAAAAGACGCTCTTCATGACAAGATTACTGAAATGGTTAAGGAAACTACTACAGCAAATCAGCAGTTGTCGATCAGCCTTCAATTACTAACTGAAAAAATTACAAAAGGGAGACAATGATGATAAAGGCACTTAAGTTTTTATTCATTCACGAACGCAAACCGAAGCGTCTTCCTTTAAGTGAGCAAGAAGTAGCCGATTATCAGAAGTCAAAAGATGATTTAGCGTTGGCAAATGAAAAACTTCAAAAAGTCATCGAAGAAAATCACTTTACATTAAACATTAAAAAGGCACTTTCTGAAAAATGATCAATAACGAAATATTTTTTGGAATCATAGCACTTATTTCTAGATTTTTAACAATGGGAATTTTAAGTATTATGATTCGCAATCAGTGGAGAACTCTCAAACTCAACTTGAAAGATGGAGCAGAAGAATTAAGATCTATTCTATTTATTCTGTTAATAACACTATTTATTCAGAATATTTTACCAGTCTTTGTCGTGTTGATAGAGTTTGCGTCAGTTGAAAGGGCAGATCCGTTCTTTTACTGGTTGAATAACGCTTTATTCTCACTCATAACAGCAGTTATTCTCTTATCTATATACAGAAAGAAGTAGGTTATGAAATATCTTAATACACTATTCTGGCTAACAGCCTTAACACTGGATTTAATCTTATTCTGGTTTCTATACACTATTGGAATATTCTGGTATCTGATAGCTGGATTGGTGATACTCTTCATAATTTTAATTAAAAGAGGAAAAAATGGCAAAATATATACAAAAAACAAGTCCGAACCTTAACATTGGAGCAAAACCTGGTTGGTGCTTACAATATGCAGATGATGTAGTTAATGCACCTGTTCGTAGGGAATCGGCAGGACTAGAATACCTGGCTCAAAGAGCAGCAGGAAACATTCACGAAGAAGAGCCTCCTGTTGGGCTTTGGGTTCCAGTATTTTTCGACATTACAAGTGGAATTTACGACCCTTACGAGCATGTAGGTTGGGCTTATAATCACGGAAATGGACGAATTGAAATCCATGACAGTGAAGTTCACAGTGGAGCAAGGGGTGTCTATAATTCGCTTGCTGAAATCGCTCAGTGGTTCAGAATATATGGACTTCGATACCTTGGTTGGAGCGAAAGAATTGGTGGTGTTCAGATTGTAGAAAAGAGCGACAATGTTCGTGTAGTAACTTCAGGTGTTGGCGTTAATGTTCGATACGAACCTACAACTCAATCTGGAGTCTTCGCAACATATCCAGATGGTTCAGACATTGAAATGGCAGGCTGGGTTTACGGCGAAAATGTCAATGGTGATGATCGTTGGTTTAAATCTCAGCGTTCTGGTGTTTATCTTCATTTCTCAGCTTTCGATGAAAAAGAAGGATCACTACCAAATCTTGGAGATTTCCGAAACGCTCCACAACCAGAAACTAAAGCAGTAGTTCCAGAAAATAAAGCTCCAGAATTTATTAACTTCGAAAAAGAATTTGACTTTGTAGATGAAGTAATTCCAGCTCATGTATCAAATCAGTTCTATGGGCGAAAAAATCTCAAAGATGATAATGGAAAATACTTTGGAAATATTCCAGAAGATTATGAGATTCAGAAGAAGTTTATTGAGGAATTACAGCGACCTTCAAGTGAAATTAAACATATTACAATTCACAATACGACAAATACTTCGATTGAATCAACGACAAATGAATTTAGACGCAAAGAAAGTTTCAAATCTGCTCATCTTGTAGTTTCAAATGATAAAATCGTGCAAGTTGTTCCAAAAGGAAATACAGCATTTACAAATGGAACTCACGAGGCGAACTATGAAGGATTTACGATCGAATTTCTCGATGATGTAACTGATGACCGTTATGTTGAAGTCTTAAAAAAGGTTACAAAAGCTCTTGGTGTAAATGAAATTAAGCTTCACCGAAATTGGGTTGCGACTCAATGTCCATATAAAATTTCTGATCAAAAATTCAAAGAAATTCTCGATAAAGTTTTTGACAGAGTTGTAGAAAACCCTGTGGAAAAAGTGGCAGACAACCAACAGTTGACAACCACTCAACCAACTGTAAACCAAGAGTCGACAGTTGAAGAAAAACCTAAAAAAGAAACTCGTAAATTAACAGAGGAAGAACTCAAAATTATGGAAGAAATTAAAAATAACATTTCAGAAGTAAATAATTCAGTTGAATATAGTCCAGTAGTATCTCAAGAAGTTAAGAATAAAACATACTTCGCAACTGGGTGGGCATTGACTGCAATTGGAACAGTAGCAACTATATCAGTAGCTTTACTTCCACAACATGCAACTTTAATTCTTGCTATTTCAGGTGCTTTAACTGGTGCTTGTGCAAGTATTAACCAGCTATACAAAATAAGTAGCAAAAAATAGTTTATTAACATTAAAGAACGGCTCAATTTTTCAAGGGTCGTTCTTTTTCTAAGCTTCAAAGGTGAAAAATGTCAGAAAAATTAAACAAAAACAATAATTTTGGTCGAGAAAATAAAATTCTTACTTCTGAATGGGAGATGGTCACTAAAAATAACGAAGGAGAACCCGAAGTAACTACTCTTCACCGTTATGAATACCAAGGTGATTTAGAAACAGCAAAAGAACTCTTAATTCCACCCGAAAAGGAACTAAAATTTCGGAAAAGAAAGATTGGCAAAGCAACCTTAAACGCTTGCAAGACTTACTTCATCTTTTCAGACTCTCATATTGGCTGGAGAAATGTCAATGGGTTATTCGTTCCAACTCACGACCCTCGATCTTTAGAGTTGGCTAAAGAAATAGCTTACGATATTCAACCTGACTATGTAATGAATCTTGGTGATACTTTAGACCTTGCTGAAATATCACGATACGACCAAGATAGCAATCACTTTTTAGGAATGACTCAACAAGCAATAGATACGGCTTACGATTTTGAAAAAGGAATGCGTGAATCCACTCCAAATGCTAGGTTTATTGAGTTACAAGGGAATCACGATATAAGGTTTATTAAAAAAATTGGTAAAGCAGCAACAAGCTTAATGGGCTTAAAAAGAGCTGGAACAGATGGTGCAAGTCTATTCAGTTATGAAGATGTTATGAATCTTAAATCCTTAGATATTGAATACATGTCAGGCTATCCGAACTCAACCTTTATGAGTGAAAGTGGAGAAATGCAATTTAGGCATGGTCCAGACCTTCGTTCGAATGGTTCAACTGCTGAATTACTTTCAAAACGCTATCCTTATCACGGAGTTATTCAAGGTCACGGACACAAATCTCAAACTCATCACAGAACTCGACCAGATGGTAAAGATATGATCTATCATATGACACCAATTCTTGGTAGAACTGATGGAGTAATTCCTGGTTACAATACAAGCGTCAATGACAAAAACGAACCAACTAAAATTCAGGAAGACTGGCAATCTGGAATCTCCATTTATCAAGAGTATCCGAATGGTGCTAGTGAAATCCGTTCTATAGAGTTCAAAGATGGTGTAGCTTTCGTAGATGGAAAGAAGTATGAAGCTCGTTTCGATATTAATCACTAAACTATTGACTACTATTTTCAGATAGAGTATAATATAAGAATAAGCAAGTATGTAATAATTATTACAGCCAACTCAGTTAGCTTGCTTGGTATATTCTCGCATTTAGGAAAGGGCTTTCGTAGCTCTTTTCTTATTGATTTTCTTTCAAAAATGATATATAATTATATAGTAATATAATTTAACTAAAAGTTGTATTATAATAATAGGCTAAAATTGCTCTTTCGGGAGCTTTTTTGGTATAATAGAAGAAAAAAGAAAGGTTGGTGATTAAATTGTTAATCCCTCCATTGCACCTTAATACCAATGCTTCTCGCATTATACTTCTAGAAAAAACAGTAGTTATTCCTTTGGAAGATTTACCGAATATCAGTAAAAAAGAACAAGGGAAACTGCTCATTCGTTTTGTTGGAAAGGAAGGTAAAAAAGACACTTGGTTTCATTTAACAGAAACAGCTTTAATCCTAGCTAATCAGAAAATGATAGCTCAAGAGATCCATTCCTACGACATAAGGAAATATCTGCCTCGTTGTAAAAAATAGAAAGAAGGTGGCTAAAATGAATGCACCAGAAATTTTGAATACTGAAGCTGCAAGAATTATTCTTGAAGAAACTACTGTAAAAGTAGATTTTGATGAAGTAAAAAACCTGCCTCAAAAGAATTTACTTATTCGAGTAACAGCTAAAAATGGTGGAGCGATCTGGTATAACTATCAACGGCAACTCTTGGAAATTTTCAATTATGAAATAGCAAGAGCTAAAATAGACAGTTATGAAATTCGTCTATATAATCCGTTTGCAAAATAAAGTCCCAAAAATGGGGCTTCTTTTTTAATCCGTAATATGTTATAATTGAATAGTAATACAGAATTTAGCTATAGTAAAGAAATTAACCGACTTCTTTACTGCTAACCTAACTGAGGTAATCGTCTATGCAAAATAGTCGTAAAAAACCAATCAAAGATGTTGGAAATAGAATTAAGGGTTGGGAAAAGCTTGGTATTAAACCAAAACCCTTCAGCCTTTAATTCAATCAAAGGAGTTATGGTATAATATCTAAGAATAGAATATACTTCTATTCCCTACCTCCTTTCTTTCATCAAAAATAAATAGCCCCTAATTGAAGGGGTTATTTATTATGTCTTTTTTTCTAATACAAATCTTTTTTGAGAACAACTGTTTCAATATTGATAGTGTAAATATCTTTACTTTCTTCTTGAGTTGTCGTATACTTGGTAACTCCTTTAATCTTTACATCACCAACATATAGACCATCTTTTCGAAATTCTGCTTCTCCGTGCAAATGTTCATTTAAACTCTTATGAGTTTCAATTTCAACTTTGTATAGCAACTGCCAAAATTTACAACCAAATATACCTATTACAACTCCTGCTAATAATGTTAGAAATTGTGTTAATTCCATTTTTTTACCTTTCTTTATATTTAATCCAGTATTTTCCAATGGTTGAATTTATACTGTTTAACTTTGACTAAACTACTCATTATTACACCATCAGATAATGATTTAGCTTTAAGTGGTAAGAGAGAAATAAATTCGCCATTGTTGTTCACTTTCTTGAATTTCTTTCTGCCAACTAAAACTATATCGCCTTTCGGTATTTCAAATGCTCTTTTCATATTATTATATTTTCAAATAATTATTGCTGCAATTCTTCTGAATCTTTATCGACTGTTCTTTCTAGGTTATCTTCTATGATTGCAAGAGCTATATTTTCTTCTTTTGCCATAATCAAGTCTTGAATATTCTTTATTTTTTGTTTAAGAGATTTTATCTCTTCAATTCTGTTCTTCATTTTATAAGAATTGATAAACTTAGCACAATTTTCATTATTTATTTTATCAATATTTCCGATGTAAACAGTAGAATCTAAAGAACCTTCTTCAATTCTTAAACACCAACCATAGAAATAATCTTCAACTTCCCATTTACCATCTTTTTTTCTAAAATTACCTTGAGCTGAAAGATATACAGTTAGATTAGAATCTGTTTCAAAATCTTGTCGTATATGTGTATATCCATATTCATCTTCTTCATTATATAAACCTGTCTCTTCGTAGATTATCTCCATCTTAAATCCACTCTCCAGATTAAATTTAGCGACGATTTCTTCTATCTGTTCTTTAACTCCAGCTGGCATTATTCTTGGCATATATTCTCCTTTATTATATTTTTATTATAATATAATTATATATCATTATACTGAAAAAGTCAATAGAATTTTATGAGATTTTCATTGTTATAGGTCGCTATCTTGATATTTTCAGCAACTAAATTGATATATTTTTTAGCATTATCTATTTTATTTTCAGGTAAAATTATGTAATGGTTTATAGACTCATTTCTAATAGATATTCTCCAATCCAGAAGTCTATCTAAAAGGTCATCCTCTAACTCTAATATAAACATATCAAAGATAGGGTCATAATAATGTTTATCGTAAAGAATTAAATCAGGCAGGTTTTTATTGGATAACTCTCTAATATAAAACCTACTACTGAATTTCGTGGTTATATGCTTAACCAATTTTTCTTTCATTACTTGTCCTCTTTAAAATAGAAATTTTCATAATCTTCTATAAATTTCAAGATTTTTGGATTCAAGTTATTAGAGGTTTCCTTAAGACTTTTGAAATATTCATACTGCCTTTTGGTTCTGTTAGTGAAATATTTTAGTTCTTTCATTTTGTCTGCAATATCTGCTATGAGTTCGGCTTGTTGTCTTAGAGATATATTATTATACTTTTCAAAATCGTAGGGGTCGCACGATGGAACATTACTGTCAGCCTCATAAGGGTCTTTTTCTTCAAGAGAGCCATAGAGTTTTTCAAATGTTTTTTCTTTATGAAGGGCAAGGAGAATTTTATTTTGTTCCTCGATAGATTCTTTATACTCATCAATATTTTTATCAAGCGTCATTTTTTCGTTCCTCTCCAGAAAAATTATTCATAACTTCTTCAACCTCTTCAAATACCGATTGTTGGTCAACTTCTACTTCGAAAAAATTATATGGTGAATTGATACCGAGTTTCTGTTTAACCTCATCACTCACAAATACTTGTCGTGGAACTTTCTCTTTCTTTAAATTCGGATTCAGAAGAGCTTTAATTCTTTTATCATCATATTTTTTAGGTTTGTTCATACTTCACTTTCTTTATTCTTTATATTTACGAATTTCAGCTATAATTATACCTGTTTTAGTTGTTCGAACTACTACATCGAATTGTTTGTTACCTATAAAATTCTGATATTTAATAATTTCATAGTGTGCATATTGAGGAACTTCTGTTTTATTCTTTGGCTGTGTATCTATATAGTCCTCAACTGTTTCAAGCAAAGGCTTAAGATCTCTTTTATCGTTATATTTTAGTCTTATTTCTTTCATATTATAATCCTAAACACTCCTTTGCATATTTTAATGAGCAACAACTTATCTCAAAATCTAAAGGTAGATCTAACTCAGAGCTTGGATTACTTGGGTAAATCAAAGTCGTAATGTTACTGTTTGGTATTTTCTTATCCCAGTAAGCAAATGCTTCTTCGATAGTTTCGTGAACAGTGCCATTGGTATTAAATTTACCATTTCGCTGAATTTTAATCTCTCTAAACTTTGGTTTCGCCATTTTGTTCCTTTTCTTCAAGATTTAATAAATGTTTGTATTTTATAAAAGCATTTTGGACTATCTCACAATGCTTGTTCGTTTTCTGTATTGCTTCCGCCATTTCTATGGATCGAAGTTCCATTTCTTCTTGCGTTTTTGGCATTTCCTTGATATTTTGCAAAAACTGGCGGTGTTCATTCAAGATTGTGACTGCAAAATCTGCTACCTCAATGATTATATTAAAAAGTTCTTTAATTGTTGGCTCTTGTTGTTCTTCTTTCATGTATTTTCCCTTTACTAAAAGTTCAACCTTTCTACTTCTATAAAAACTGCATATTGTTCGAAGTAGCCAGTTTTCTCATCGTATTTTTCGGCAGCCATTTCATCTGCTTCATTAACTATCATCTGAAAGTCTTCTGGTTTGTTCTCTCTGAATATTCTGTCAACTTTCTGAACAGCTTTTTCTTGGTCTGTGCCTTTTAAAAGGACTTTCTCTGTTTCACTATCGCCAGTAGAATCTCTAGTGAAAGTCTTTTCTTTGATTGTGTAAAGGTATTTCATTATTCCCCTTTTTTCTTTAAAAGAATATTTAAGCTTTCTTTTAATTCTCGCATTTCTTTGCTTAATTCTTTATGCTTATCAAATATTTTTTTAAATTCATCAGATGATAGTTTTTTAGTAAGTTTTTCTTTGGTTAGGTTCTTACTTGGATGCATGAATGTTGTGAGATAGTTATCACCTTGCCCTATTCTCAATTCATATCCATAAAAACTATCGCCAAAAAGAGTTTTCCATTTTCCATCTTCAAATACTAAAGTATTTTGGTTAATTAAATCTGCACTATCGAAACTATCTAAGTCAAGGGTCATTCTTTGATGGATATACATAATAATTTGACCATCTGATTTTTCTTTTGTTGTTCCTTTTTCATCATATATAAGAGGTAGTCCAGTTCGTTCGACTTCTTTTCGACATAATTCTTCTATAAGTTTAGTTGCTTCTTTATCAATATTTTTCATACTTACTCCTTATTTTTTCTCAATTTTTGGTGGTTCTGGAAGGCTCATCCAGTAAATAACTTTTTCCTCTGTATTTTCAAAACCAAGACCATTACCATATTCAGACCAAATATCTGTATATACTCCATCACTTCGAGGTGTCCAAACAAGAACTTCTTCATCTATTTCAGGTGTGTATCCGTCCCACATGGAGTCGATTCTACTGTTTTTATAATATTCTTTTTCTTCCTCATCAAGAGGTCTTGCAGTGAGTTTATTCCATTTCATATTTTCCATTATTTATTCTCCTAGTATTTCTAAATTCAATAAATCCTTATGCTCCAATACGAGGTCTTGCGATTTATCGCATAATGCATTTATTCTTTTACTTATTTTCGTGAGTTCATCTGCTCGTTCTCGCATTTCTCCCCTTGTTTCTGGTGGGTTCTTAAGATAATTCCAATATGTACGATTTTCAGTCACTATTTGTAGCGATAGTTCTGCAAGGATTGCCACTATTTCTAAAAGTTCTTTATTAGTTGGTTCTTGATTGTTCATCTTATTCTTCTTTAATATAGTTGAGGTAGGGCAGAAACACTTGAAAATTGCTTATGATCGTGTTGAAGGTGCTTGTTTCTGCTTGATCCCTCAAATCTGAACATAACTTGCGTGTTGAGACAAACCACGCTAAAACTATTATTATAACTACCACATTACTATTTATAATTTTAATTATGCTCAGGTTCGAGGGGAGGAGCATAGCTCCTCCAAGGAATATTAAATGATTAAAATAATCTGTTGTAGGGCTGGAATCGAATTATTAAGGTTATTGTAATTTGAAATGTTCCTTAATCTCTTTTTCGACTTCTTTTTCAATTGTCTTATATAATTCTGTGGCTTCAAGTTTGTCTGTTGGCCTATAACCAATCATCATAAAGGCTTCTTCTTCTAAATCTCCCTCATAATATTCTCGAACTAATTTGACTAAGCCTTTTTCTCGAAGACTTTTC